ACTCTCATAATAAAACGCGCCCCACGAAAGGGCGCGTCCTGTGGTTAGTTATGCAAGGCCAACTTCACCTTCACCTTCACCTTGTAAGCGTACACCATACTTAACGTATGTTGCACCTACGGACAAAGTAGAACCTGCGGCTGTAACAGCACTGGCTTTAACGTAACGCTTCCAGCCCACATAACCAATGCTCGACACACCTGCGGCTGTTAAGGCTGCACTTGCTTCGGTATTGGTTAAGTCCGCATCAGCTACGGCTGTATAGTCGCTGTTGTTGTCGGATTCTTCGATTAACGGTGTAACACTACCATCGGTATATGCGCCAACTTGAAAAATAATCTCCAAACCATCGCTGCCTTGGCGGTCAATCGCTGTGCCTGTTACATCTTCACCATCCGCAACAGCAGTTAACGCAATTGCAGTACCAACAACAATCTGACTGTGTAAGTCTTTAGTAACGCTCATCTTGTGTACTCCCGATTAAGCCTTAAATTCTACGAAGCGGACGGCTTCAGAGTTCACCACATCGCCACCAGTACGCTTGCTAAAGTACCACTTAACAAAGGTCGGAGCTGTGATGTTGTCACGAATCACGTTAATACCGCGGCGGTCAACAATTTGATAAGCCTGATTCAAGTTACCAACAAACATCGACAAACTAGAGTTTGCAATGTCGTCCATGTGGTCAAAATCAGGCGCAACACGGATACCGCAAATTGTGCCAAATGGCGCATCTTGCAAATTCCAACTTGGCTGCCAAATGTAATTACCGTCAGAGTCTTTTAACTTCATCGCTGCGGCAAAAGTGAAGCGATTCATACCCCAAATTGCACCAGTGCGATAAACACCACGTAAGGACATGGCCGCTTCAATGAATACATCACCGCCATTCGGAGTTGCGGCAAACGCACCATTAACACCTGTCTTAAACTTCTGCACAGTACCCCAAGCGCGTGTATTGTCGCCTGTGTATGCTGTGGCAACAGTCATTAAGCCGCGTGGCTCTAAAATACCATCACCGTTTAAGAATGCACTGCCTTCGGATTCGGCAAATGCCATAGACGAATCGTCAATAACCAAAGATTCAATATCTAAATCAGCATCTTCAATCATTTGAGTAGTAGCAGATGGATAAGCAATCAAGTCTTTAACATCAATTTGATATTTTCCAAACTGCTTGGTGGCGGTATTAGATACAGATTGACCTTGATAGCCCCAAGAAGCAGCATTACGGCCATTATTTACCACGCCTTCTAAGCGACCTTTGCCAATAGTTTTAACATTGGCATACTGACGCATCGGGGACATATCACGCACACGCGCAATAATACGACCAGTCATGTCGGCACTGGTTAAGTAACCGCCATCAGGATTGGTAATGGTACTAAGGGCTTTTTGCTCTGCATCATCTAAACGATGACCGCGCATCATTTTGAATAAAGCGTTTTTGGCTTCTAGCTCTAATGTGCTAATGCCTTGTTTAGCTTCGGCTTGTGCAAGCTGCGACTTTTTGACTTCTTGAATTGCTTCAATCATGCCAGCAATGTCGGTTTCAATTTTTGCTTGCTTTTCTTGAGTAGATGCTAAAACTTGGCCATGCTTTTTAACTTCGGCAATGGCTTCATCTTGGCTCTTGCGGGATTGCTCAACAGCCGACAAAGTGTCGTCCATTAGCTTTTTGATTTCGATTTCAGTAGTCATTTTTGACCTCGTAATGTTTGATTAAGTTTCAATAGTGAAGCTGCTAAATTATCAAAGTTTGGCTCATCGTCTCGACTAGCTTTAATCTTGCTAATTAGTGTTTTAGCTTCAGAACGTGACAACATACAAACATCGCGCAGGTAATGCTCACAATCTCTAACGCTTTCTAGTTTACACGATTTTATATCATTGACAATAGCTTGCGGATTCATCGCAAAAGTCACAAAACTATATTCATGTACCGTTAGTTTTTTAATGACTCGCGTATTGTTATCATAACTAAAATCATCAATCGTAAATCCAATACTCAAACCATCAATAGCATTGTTTTTAATGAGTGTGCGCGTATCTCGTGCGCGCTCAATATCAAGCAACAATTCACCATCAACGCGCAAACCTTTGTCATCTTCTTGCATTGAGAATGTTTTGCCGATAGGGTTGTTCCAATCGTGCTGCCATAACACCCTTACTTTTGACGGGTCTGTTTTAGCTAGTGAGTCTTGAAAAGCACCTTTCAAAATAATGTCATTGCCTAAGTCCACGTTACCAGTCACTGCCGCGTAACCCGTGAACATTCCCTCATTCTGTGCATCAAAGTTATCATCAACTAAACTTAATGCTTTTGTATAGTTTAAACGCATCGCATCGCTCCAAAACTGTGATATATTATGTGCGACTGTGCGGTTTTCCTCTGTTTTATCGTGCTGTTACTAGCCCCATGCTTCGCCGTTTGGGGCTTTTTATTGTGTGTCGTAACCTAAAACACATCTGCAATTGATAACATTAGCAGCACTTGCTTTTGGGTCGCTTGGGTGCATCATCATCTCACCATTAACATTAAATGGTTGGCCAATATCGCGCTTTTGCCCGTCTGCGTTTTTGTGAGCGTCTCTCACTCGGCTGTCGTTTGTGCTTATCCACTCAACAACAACATCTAGCCCTTCATCTTGTGCTGCCCATTCTGCCCGCGTGTATTGTGATGTATTTGCCGCCTTGTGTGTTTCTGTTCGTGCTATCGTCATCGCTCTGCTAACCGATGCTGCGCCACCTGTCGCCCTAACAATCGCTCTGGCCACGTTTATAGGCTCTGACTTAACAGCGTCTCGTGTTGCTGTTGTCATTGTTTGAGCAATGGCCGCGCTCGCTATAGCTATCGTATTTGCTGCGATTGTCTGAGATATAACATTGGCATTTTTAGATAATATGTCAAAAATACGCTGTTCAATAAAGTTATCAAAAAGAGGTGCTTTTTTGGTTGCTTTAAGCGTAAATACCTTAAAAGCGTTTGACGCATCAAGCGAAAGGTTTTCAAGAATAACGCGCATTCTTTCAGCGTGTTGTGTTTGTACGTCAACAAACTGAGCGCGTGACTCATTGGTCAAATAAGATTGTGATAACTCTTGAGCCGTTTGCTTTAGCTCTTTTCTAACAATTCTTTGATAGCGCAATGCTATGCGGTCTTGAGTCATCAAAACAGCTCTAGCATATTTTAGTTTTTGCGCTCTTGTCATAGCTATAACATCGGGTTAATTGGCGGAATGTCTGCACCTGCCATGTCTAACGGCACTAATCCACTATTGATAAGTATCTCATCGCCACCATCTTTAGGCTCGTAACCCATCGCGGCTCTTTTTTCGTTTGTGCTGATAGATTGCAGTTTATCTAATATCTGATTACGCTCCGCACGTCTGGGCTCTAATGCTGCTACACCATCAATATCAACACACAATACATCATTCGGTTGTAGTCCGACTTTAAGGCCAAGCCACTGCGATAAAACAGCTAAAAATGAATCTAACAAAGGGATTGCAGAATCTTCGTAAAAACTCGCCCTTGCTTGTTCGTAGTTTGCATAAGTTTGACTGTCATCAATGCCAAGTAGCTGAGTCGGCACACCTAACGCTTCACAAATGTCTTTTTTAGCCGATGTTTTACCGCCCAAAAACTCCGCGTCTCTTAAATTAAAACTAAACGGTTGCCACTTTAAGCCGCCCTCTAACATTAAAGGCTTGCCGTTGTTGTCGCTACCTTGATAAGTTTCGTTAAATTCTTCTTTTAGTCTAGCAAATGACTCGTCAGTTAACACTTGTTCGGTACTTAATGCGCCACTTGGCTGCATACCATTTTTGAGCAATGAGTAATTCGTTTTTGCGTACTCGTTTAATTGGTCAATAGCATAGGCGCATGGTGACAATGGACTGCTACCACGATAACGGCATAACGGGTTAAATGCTTTCCACAATACAAAATTACTTGGGTATATTGTCGAGCTCGATGTTGTCAAGTCTCCGCTTGTGTATTGCCAATACGACACCTTACCCATACCGTTTTGCTCTAAATACGGTGTAAGCCAATCAGGTCGTAAAATGTAAAGGGATTTTGGCGGACGGGTCGGGATAACCGAATCTCCCCACACTGGACACTCACCTGCAATCAAATAATAAATGATTGCTTGCTCCATAAACTCAAGCCAGTTTTGCGTGTCGTTTGGCTTGTTTAATAGAGTCGATAGTGTTGTATTAGTGATAACATCTTCACCGCGTTTAATCACAATTGGGCATGAGTTCCAAGCCCTAACATATTCTTGTATGCAGCGATAAACAGTCGGGTTTTGATTGTAGGCCTCTTCAACAAAAAGACTAAAATTGTAAGAGGTAAAGGCTGAGTTTTGACGTAGCAACATGGCGAGCTGTTGGCCGCTCATTTTCTGCTCGCCTTTCCAAAATTGCCACCATTTTTTACTCATAACCGTCTCACTCGTGGGGTGCTTTGATGCTTAATAATTGGCTCTATAGCATATCTTAACGCATCTGCATAGTGGTTGTCAGCATCCTGTATAATTGTGGTCGGCTCACCACTATCATCTGTCTTATAACTGTATGCTGATAATTCGCCATAACACGCCTCCGCATTGGGGTGTATGTATATAGCATTAAACGATTGTAAAAATACTACACCATCCTCAACGCTGCCTTTCCATTTATTACACGCCGTTATAAGTGGTATTTCTTTTTTAACTTTTGATATAGTCTCAGGTCGTGCGCTATCTGCTCTTGATGTGTATTTAAGCACATTAGGCGCGTTATTAATAAGGTATTTTGCGGTGTCGTCTAGCTCTAGTCCGACTTTAGCGGCTGCGTTCGTGATATATAAACAATCATTATAATGATAGCATTCAATAATTGCTGTTGGGTCAACACTAAAACCCCAGTCTATGCCGATGTATGGTGTGCCAAACTCTTTTGTTATCTCAAAATCTAATACTTTTAATTTTTTGGCCAAAATAGAGCTATCGCTAATTTGTAAAAACTTACCTTCCCAAATCCAAGCATATCGCCCTGCATCGCCTCGCAAGTCTCTTAGCCGTTGGTTGTTTAGCGACTCAGGAAACCACGGGTTATCTTGCCAGTTGATTGTAATGTGTAGGGTGCGCTCGTCTTTGTTAATAATGAATTGTTGCCATGTTGCATCGTGTTCAAAACGTGGGTTAAACACCACATAAAAACGTACTTGATTGTAACGAGGGGTAGGACGTAAGTATGACCATGATTGTTCGGAGATGTTTTCGGCTTCGTCTGTTAGCACTACGCGTAATTTATTGATTGACTTGATAGACGTGATGTTTGATTTTAAACCCGCGAAAATAAAACGTGAGCCTGTAATCAGGTTGGTTATTTCGTTGTTAAGGATTTTAAAATAGGGGTCAAGTTTGTATTTTGATATGGCATTGACAATCGTTGCATAGAGCGAATCAGCAATAGATTTCTGAATCTCACGACAACATAGAATCACACCATCATCAATGAATGACTCTAAAACGCCTAATGCGGATAAAGCCTCAGAT